TAATCAGCGGCACGAAGTTGGTGACGTTCGCTCCCGTGAAGGTGACGATGTTCGTCGTATTGCTGCGAACGGCGACGCCGCCGGAGCCGCCGAACACGTTGTAGCCGGTAGCCCCGAACTGGAAGCCAGCGACGTTCGACGGCATCGTGATCGTGCCGGTCATCGTGCCGCCCGCGAGGGGCAGCATCTTGTCAACGTATTTCTTGTGCGTCAGGTCGTTGTCGACAGTGGGCGTGAAAGCCGTCTGCGGGGCCGCAGACAAGAACTGCATAACCGCCGTCTGAGGGTCTATGACATACGCTTGCTTGCCGCTCGGCACGATCATTCGGACATACGCCGTGTCCATGTAGAAGTAGGCGTCTGTGCCGTTGTAGCCCGCGCTATAGGACGAGGGAGAGAAGCGCAGCGGGCCGCTCATCACGTCGCCGGTCTTGCGGACATAGGCCGTCGAAGTGAAACCGTCGACATACTGCTTCGTCGCCGCCTCAAGGGCGTTCACCGGGTCGGCGGGCAGTTTGATCGCGCCCGTCATCGTGCCGCCAGCAAGCGGCAGATACGCACCAGACGCACTCGCGGAGACGACGCCGCTGGCGTCAATCGAAAGGCCGTTGCCGATCTTGATGCCGCCGAGAACAGTCGCGCTCGCGGTCGGCAATGTGTAGTTCGTGCCGGGAGCCGGAGCAGACAGGACGCCATTGGCGTCAATCGACAGGTTCGCGCCGATCTTCACGCCGCCGAGAACAGTCGCGCTCGCAGTCGGCAAAACATACGGCTCGGCTGCGGGCGGGAAGATAACATTTCCAAAAAGGAGCTGCCCGTTCTCATCGACGCCTCTGACAAACTCGTTGCCGGGGTTGATTACCGGCACATTCGCGTAGATGCCGCCAAGGACGCTGGACTTCGCCGGGGGGACAGCGATCTCTTTGAAGATCGGCGCGCCGCTGGTCGAGACGCCATACTGAACGAAACCCGGTTCGGCTTCGGCTGCGAAGACGCCGCCCAGCTTGTCAGGCTGCGGGGTCGGGATCGACAGCGCGGCAATCGTGTCGTCGACGTAGTCCTTACGCACCGCATGGAACGGTTCGGTCGGCTGGTTCGGCAACCAGATGTCGGCCTGCGCGGCAATCGCGCCAGAATTGATCTCGAATACCGGAGCGCCGTTTGCGTAGAACGTGATCGTGCCGCCGTCAGACGCAATCTCTGTGACCGTGCCGCCGTTGTCCCAGATCAGGCTCTCACCGACTGTCGGCATATAAATCGCGCCGGTCATCTCGCCGCCAGCAAGCGGCAGATAGCCCAGCAACGCTTCGCCGTCGTTCAGAAGAACCGGACCGGCGTTACCGCCGATCCAGACCTTCTTGTCGGTGATGTTGACCGCCAGTTCGCCGACCGCGAGGGAGGTCGGCTCGGCCCCAGCCGTGAGGCTGCGCTTGATGAGAATTTCAACCATTAGCCAAACACTCCGCAGTCGTGATTATGTTCAGGGATGTTGTCACCGTTAATGTCCGCCACCGTGAAGACCTCCACGATGACGCTGGTGCCGGCCACGACGGGGCGGGCCAGCGAAATGGATGTGTCGCCGGTGATCTCGTAATTCTCGTCTTCGAGCCGCACGCCGTTCACATGGACGACCACGACCGCGCCGGCCTGCGTCAGACCCTGAAGTGGCACGCCGTATTTGTCGCCGCCGATGAACTCGGTCTGGCCCTCAACGGCTTCGTAGGTGCAGCGCAGGTATGACGCGGGCGCAGCGGTTGGAATTTCGACCGTGCTGCCGGAAACCAGCATCACTTCGACCTGAACGCTCGACCAACGCGCCACGCCACGGCGCAAGACGATCTCAGTGTCCGAGTTACGGATGAACTCGTTCTGCTCGATCAGGACGCCGTTGACGTAAACCTTGACGGCGACAGACGGCTCGGCGAGGCCACCCATCGTCATGCCAAACTTGTCGCGGCCTTCAAAGACTGTCTGGCCCTGCGTGACAGCGAGGTAGGTATAGCGGTTGTAGGTCGCCGGGGCCGGGTAGAGATGGTTCATCTCCTCCGGGCCGAGCGGCATACCGACGATGCCCCACGTCTTCGCATCCGCGCGCGGCGCAAGATCGAACGTCACCACATTGCCGGAGCATGTGAAGTCAATTCCAGGGTCTTGCATCGCCCCGTCGAGGCTGATGAGGACGTTCTCTTCAGACGGGGGATCGAACGGAACACCCTTAACGAAGATCGGGAAGTCGCGGGTGACGCCGTCAAAGCGCCAGCGCCACGTCTCGATCTTGCCCGCCGTCGCGGCGTAGACCGCCTGCGGGTTCTTGAAGTGCTCAATCGTGATGACGCTTTTCGCCGTCACCGAGATAATGAGGCCGATGTGCTGGTCGTCAGCGACGAACCAGTCCTCATCGCGCGTCATACGCACGCCGTTCAGATAGACATTGACCGTGCTGTCTGCGGCCGTGAGCTTGTCTGGCGCTACGCCGTGAATGTCGGAGCCACCAAAGACCGACTGGCCGGCGGTGGCCTCATAGACATACTCACCGACGCGGCTTGGCTGATGAAAGCCGAAATCAGCGACATCCTTGAAGATGGGCGCGCCGGTCGTCGAGACGCCGACCTGCACCTGATTGTCAGGCGCGAAGTCCGCGTAAATGCCACCGAGCGTAGTGTGCGTCGGGGGCGGGATCGGGATGTCGCTCTGCTCCAGCGGGCGATAGACGCCCTTACCGTTTGAGCCGATGCCGGTCATGACCCAGTTCAGCGGAGCGTGCGTCTCATAGACAGCGCCGAGCTTCGTCGGGGTCGGGGTCGATAGGAAGCCATCGACGGGGGCAAACATCGGATGCCCCTGCGTGTCAATACCAACCTGAACTTGTTTTGCGGGCGCGCCAGCCGCGTAGACGCCGCCAAGCGTAGTGAAAGTCGGCGGCGGAAGCGGCAAATCAGAAGTAGTGAGCCGGCGGTATTTTAGCTGGCCCTTGAAGTCCAGACCAACAACGACCTGTCCGACCGGAGCGTTCGAGGCAAACACGCCGCCAAGCTCAGTCGTCTTAGGCGGCGGAAGGTCTGCGCCGAGGATGCCGCGAAACATCGGGCTTCCATCTTCGCTGATGCCGGACATGAAGACGCGCGCCGGGGCGGTCTTCGCATAGACGCCGCCCAAACCATTCTGGAGGGGAGGCGGCAAGTCTTCGTTCAGGATACGGCGAAACGCCAGATGGCCGTCCGGGTGAACGCCATATTGGAAGTGGTATCGCGGAGCCAGTTCAGCGTAGACGCCGCCAAGCTGCCCACCCGACGGGGGCTGCGGGGTGCCGCCAAGCGACCCGTCCGGCGTCGTGATCTCGCCCGTCGTGTTGCTGATACACAGGACGTCGCGCCAGTTAAGCCCGTCCTCGGAGACTTGGATGCAGAGGCGGTCGGAGCCGATCAGGCCGATACGCGCCTTACCAACGTGGGCGTCTTGAAACTCAACAGCCGCCGTATTCGTGACGTCGCACTTGTTGACCTCAACGACCATGTCGCCGGTGCCGCCGCCACAAGCGTTCCCACAAGCCGCGTCGAACAGTACTTTGTTGCCCTTGACGATGAGGCGGTAATTTCCATCGGGCTCGGCGTTGATGTAGAGGCTGTCAACCACTAGCCCGGAGCTGTCACAGCTCGACGACGGGCAGCAGTCCCCAATCTGAACCTCAAAGCGGTCCTTCTTTATCTGGCCGCTAGTAGTTGTCGCAAAGACCGTGATCGCGTACGTCGTGGCGTCGCAGCCACCAAAAATAGAAAACTGTACCCGGCAACCATCGGCAATCGCCGGTGCGGTCGCGTTCAGCGGCGGGCAGGTATTCGGGCAGACCTCGAAACTAGCGGAGGCGACTTCGTCGCTTTTTTCCAGCCACTGGCCGTAATCGACTGTGTATCGGATCGTCTCGTCGCGGCCCTGACGCGCGCGACCCAGAAGCGGCGCACCGACCGTCTGAACCTCGAAGTCCTGTTTTAGGGTTTGGTTGGTTGGGAGCGCCATCGTGAAACCCTAGTGACGCTGCGACGAGGTGCGGAACGTCTGCGGGAAGCGCCAATTCTGGCCCCGGAAGACATGACCGTGCAGCTTTTCGGTTGAGGCTTTGCTCATCCCGGCGCGGAACCGCTTGCCGTGATACTCAGCCAACTGAGGGTTTGAATATGGTTTGGCGGGCTGCAACATCATGCGATAGAGCAGGCCGTCCAGAAGCACATTCTGGTATTTCTGAGCTACCCAAGTCGGGAACCGGGGATTGCCTTCGCGATTGGTCGGGTCAGCAACGGTCAGCGACACTAGAGCTTTGAAATGCTTTTTTGACTTCGGCAGGTGGTAGAGTGTCACCGTGCCGGGGATGTCCATGCGCGCGGCCACGGGATAGCAATCCTCGTCTGTGACCTGCATCAGCCGGACAATCATCCCCATCGTGGGGAAAATCTCGTAGTCGACGCCGACGCATTTGGTGCCGCAGCCGCCACAACCGTGGGTGCCACAGCCCATGCAAATCTCTTCCGTCCACACGTTCGTCGTGATGAAGAACTCCTTCATCGCGGCGAAGAACTCTTGCTGGATCACCGTGTCGCGCGCGCCGGGGAGGTGGACGCGGGCCAAGTCAGTGATGCGGCTGAGCGCGTTCGCGCGTTCTTCACCCGAAGCCTCCGCGCGGGCGTTCTCGATCTCGGCGACGTAGCGACCAAGATGCGTTTCCGCCGTCTGCGGGTTGGCCCACGGGTGGTTGGTGTGGTTGTAGAGCGCCGACAGGGAGCCGTGCAGCATCGCCTGATAGACGTCGTCCCACTTGTCCTCGGGGAGCCAAGAGTTCGGGTCGGTGTCCAAACCGTTTAGGGGAGGGAGGTTCAACGCCTCCCGGCGGATTTTGTCCGCCGTGTTGTAAATCTCCAGCTTCAACGTGCTGTCACGCGCCATTGGAAGCTGCGTGCGCAAGTTGGATAGGAGCCGGGTGTAGACGGAGTTCGGATCGTCGGAAGCGTCGGACCGTGAGAGCTTCAGCAGCTCATTGTATCGGTTGCCATGCGCCTGCGCGAGTTCGCCGGAGAAGTAAGGGCGACCGGTCTGCGCGTAGAGACGCATAAGCGTCCCTTCGAGCAGGGTCTGATAGTGGCGCGCCCACGCGCTCGGGGGGAGCCAGCCCTCGGGATCGGAATTGATGTCGCCGCCGGGGACAATCCGCAGGACTTCCTGACAGACCTCAATGGCGGTGTTGTAAAGTTCAACCTTCGCCTGATCGGTCGAAAGGCCGGAAATCTTTGTCTGGACGGTGTCGAGGAGCGCGTCGAGCGCGATGTTCGCCATTACGCCCTCACACCGTTAATGGTCAGCGTGTTCATGAACATCGCTACGAAGCCAGCCGCACGCTGGTCTTGAACGTCCTCATCATCGGCAAGCTGGGCGTAGCCCGTGATGAACCAAACGAGAGGAAGCCGATACTGCTCCTCCATCTCCACCGTCTGCGTGACAGAGGTGTATTGGGGGAGCGTGGTGCGGAGGTAGCGCCTCAGAAGGTCGGGCCGAAGCCGGCGAACCTCCTGAAACGCCATGTTTAGTTCACGCAACAGGGCAGCGTCGGGGTAGCGGTATGGCTCCACGAAATCCTGAAGCAGTATGCGGCTTTCCCGCAAATAATCTGCGACCGTTTCAAGAGCCATTCCAACCCCCCGACATTAGCCCGGTAGGTAACGCTTACGCGCCACCCTGCGTGACAACGGCCTGCGCCAGAGCCTTACCATCGAGAACCTTGTAACCGTAGACCTGAAGGCCACGGAAGATTTCACCGAAGGTGCGCTCCGAGCGAACCGTCTCAACCTTCGTCATCTGCGACGCGAAGGTCAGGGCGTGAGCATGACCAGCGTAGATCACGTTCGTGCCAGCGGAGAGCGGGTTCGAGCCGCTGTCAAACACATCGGCCGGAGTGGACGAGGTCGGCAGCAGGTTCGAGACGTAGATCGTGAAGCGATCCACCATGCCCAGACGGCCGTTGCGCAGCATGGTGATGCTGTCACCGGACATATAGACCTGACGGAGTTCCGAACGCTTGATCTGCGTGGCGGCCCAAGTCGGCATGACGACCCAACGACCCGTCTCCGGGATGTTCTGCTCGTCAAGAGCCTGACCCAGACGCAGCAGGACGTCGAGGATTTCGACCTGACCCGCAGCCGGCTCACGACCGACGGTCGCCAGCGGAGCGCCGACGGTGCCGAGGTTGATGGTGCCGGAGATCGCACCGGCCGTCGCGCCCTGATTGGTCGCAGCCGCCGTGCCAACGATGTTCGCCAGAACGTCGCTGTCGACCGCAATCTTCATCTGCTCGGAGGCGTCGTCCGCCCACATGCTCATGAGGTTGAGGTCCGACTGGACGCGCAGGACGTCGTCGAGGATCGTCGCAAAATACTTACCACGGTCGATCATCAGATCGACAGCGCCGCCGCCCGGACGATCCAGCTCCAGATCGCCGTCAGCACGATACTTGTTGATCGTGATCGTCGGCTTGGTGCGGATTTTGATGCGGTCGCCGTAGTTCTTGATCTCGCTCTCGTAGTCCGTGTTCGAGATCGCCGCGAGCACCGTGGCCGCGTAGAACTTTTCAATCAGCTTACCCGACCAGATTTCGGGGATGAAACCGATGGCCGAATAGTCAGTGGAGGGCGAACCCGCCGGGTAGATCGGAGGTGTAGTGCCGGAACCGGCAAGAGGAAAAACAGCCATTTTAGGCTCCTAGATGAGTAGTTACCCGCATAGGTAACACCGTTACTTGCGAATACGCCCCTCACGCTGGGCAGCGAAAATCTGGTTTTCGATCTGCTTTTGCTCATCCTCCCGGCCTCGGTATTCACCTCGGTTGACGGAAGAATAGAACTGCGTGATTTGCGCGGTTGTGAAGAACGGCTTCTCAGCGGGACCACCAGCGGGTGCCGCAGTCTTGGCTCGGCCCGGCGCTGCCAACGTCTCCAGTGAGGGCTTGTTACCTCTGGGGGTAACTTCGCGCTCTAAAGACGAACCGGCAGGGTTCGTAGCCGCCTCATCAGAGATGAAGCCCTTGAAGAACGCTGCAACTCTCAGGGCGTCGTTGCGCTGATATGCTGCGTTCAACAGTTCCTTCCTTATAGCTCCCGAATAAGCGTCTGGCAAGTTAAGCCACGACAAAAACTCGGGATTGCTATTCAGTTCACGCCAGTTGGGAAGCTGACTGTCGAGCGTCTGATACATCTTCTCCCGCGCGTCCTGCACGACTGAAGACGTGACACCTTGCACACGTCCTTCCAACTCCGCGATCTTGGCGCGCAGCGCCTTGATCTCCGGCGTAAGTTCTTCCTTCGCCTTCTTGCCCACGACGCCGAGGAACTCGGAGCCGTAGTCACTCTCCTCTTCGGGGGTGACAAGGCGATCAAATTTCGTGTCGGCCTGCGCCGGCGCGCTGTGCGTCGCCTGCATCTCGGCCATCAAGCGGTGAAGCTGGCTCACTTCCTGCGACAGACGCTGCACGTTGGCCTGCGACTGGTCGAAGCGGCCCTTCATGGAGTTGTAGCGGTGCTCCCAGCTCTCTTGGCTAACTGGAGCTTTCACGTCCTTTACTTGCGGAGCTTCGTCCGCGCTTTTACTAAAGTTTGTGTCTGAATTTGTTACTTCCGGGGACGTTTCCGCCGACGCTTCTTCGGGCGGCGCTTCACCCTGCGGCTCGGTCTGAGCCTTCAACAGTTCTTCTGAACGCGCTGCTGCGGCCAGAACGGCGGCAGGAACTTTTACGTTCGGGTCAATTCGGTTTTCCGGTGCGTTTTGCGTAGCCATGTTTACTCCTGTGCGCGTAGGGCCGGGGCGCTACGGGCGGTGCCGCTGACGAAATTTCTGAACGGCGGCGGCGCGCGCGTCCAAATCCTGGAACAGCATCGAAAGCGCCATCAGACCCTGCGCATGTCCGCGAGCGACATGGGCTTGGTCCAGCGGGGCGTTCACTGCCTCAACACATTTGATGAGCGCGTAATCGTCGAGCGCGCGAACGAAGTCGGTCCACATCTGCGGGGAGAACGACTTGAGATCGTGCGCCACCTGAATGAGCGCGTGGTCTTTTTCTTTGCTCATGGGAAGCAGGTCAGGGTGGTGCCCTGACCCTTTCTCATTACTTCGCGAGCGGCGACGAGCGCGAAGCGTTGTGCTTCACAATCGTGTCCTCGGCGTCGAGGACGGCCTTGCGGTCTTCCGGGGTCGGGTTGACGACGCCGGTTTCCTTCGTGGCGGCACCTTCGGTCATGCGACCCTTACGAGCCTCCTGACCACCCGGCTGCGACACATTGGTCGTCTTTTCCATCGCGTCATTGAAGCTGTCGCGAAGCTCAGTCGTTTTGAAACCCATAATCTTCATCCTCTAATTTGTGGGTTGCCCCACCTTCCGGTGTGGAAGCTCTACTGCTTGAACGGCGTCTGACGCGGCGGCGTTGGCGCAATAGCCTGTGGCTGCGGCTGTGGAGCCGGCGGGGGCTGCGGCGACGGCTGCTGATAGCTTGGAGCCGGCGAATACTGCGGGTAATAGGGCTGCGGCTGCGGATACGACCGCTGCTGGAACGACGTGTCCGGCACGATGCACTTCGACGCCATATCGAGAGCTTTATTCTGTAGCTCTTTGAGGTCGCCGTCGCGGGACTTCACATACATCGCCGTCCGCTCTTGGACGACGTTGAGATACCAGCCCGCGCCGCAGAAGATCAGCAGGTTGAGCAACAGCAAGCCGGTCAACATCGGGTTGATGCGGTAGGCGTCGATAACTTTGCCAGCGACGTCGTTGCTGTTCACCGTGTATTGCGGCGGTTCATATTGCGGCGCGTAATGCTGCTGCGCCGGAGCCTGTGAAGGCCACGGCTGCTGCGACTTAGGTTTTTCGCCCGGCCACTCAGCCACGGCGGCGGCCTGTATCGTTTGCGATTTTACGGATCAGGTCTTGGACTTCTTCGTTCGTCTCCATGACGTAGAGGAGCATCTGCGTGAAGTCTTCTTCCGTAATCATCACCTCGCCGTCATCCGGCTCGACATTGTCCACGGTCGGCATGTCGGTCGGCGGAACTTCCGGCGGAACTTCCGGCGGCGGCAGGATCAACTCCGGCGAGCCTTCTTCCGGGCGGTCGTCGACTTCCGGGGGAACCCACGCGGCGCGCGCCTTGTTCAGCGCGTCGAGGAACTTGAACGCCAGACCGGCGATCTCGACCTTCTTGTCGGTGCCGTTGATGATCCGGCGGCACTCCTCATACTGATACTGCGTCGGGCGCTGACCCGGCGTGATGTAGTCTCCGAGCTTCTTGCCCGTGAAGCGGCCAAAGATCATTCCTTCGAACGCAACATGCAAAGCGCCGGGCCACTCAAGCGCCTGTTCAGGGCGTGTGAAGCCATATTTCTTGTAGTTGTCTTCCCACGTAAGCTGGACGAGACCCCTGCCATACCACGGGTAATAGGGCTTGCTCTGGAGATACGACTGCGAGCCGTATTCCTCGATGGGCTGCATCGTGTGAGCGGTTTCCCACTTGGTCGTCGCCAAGAGGTAAGCCAGCTCCTCGTCACACATGCCCGACCATTCCTGATCGCGGTAGCCGAGGATGTTCTCCATCCCCTCCACCTGATCGCCGTTCAACGTGCCACCGAACAACGAGCGACGAACTTCAGTGAAGAACGTGCCGACGTCGACCTGATTTATTTCCCAGCTCATATTACCCTCGTAGGTAACTCAGATTTCGCGAACACCACCGAGGATGCTCGGGAGCGACATGTCGGGACCAAGCGCGCGGGCCTCCGCAGCGTCGCGGTCGGCTTGCGCATGGGACGTCTTCGAGTAGTTGTTCTCGTAGCGACGCTGGAACGTCTGACCACCCGTGAACTGCACGGTGCCGTGGAAGAAATCGACGTTCTCTTCGTTGACGACTTTAGCGCGTCGTCCAAGGGTGGTCTTCATGATTGCTCCTTACTGGCTCTTACGCGCAGTGACCTGTTCCGGCATCTTGTCAGCGTGGCCCTTGCCAAACATGTGCTTGGAGCCACCCTTCGCGAAGTCGCCGTTGTCCGTGACTTCGTGAGAGGTCACGCCGGGCTTCTGCGCGCCAGCGGTCTGCTTGCCGAACATGGAACCCGAACCGCCCTGCGGAAACGAAACTGAGGGCGTGCCGCCCGATGCTTTAGCCATTTTCAACTCCTGTTATTTGCAGCATTTACTTTTGACCGCGCCACCCTTCTTGAAGGCCGGGCCGGTCATCATGTTGGGTTGCGGTTTCGGGGGAACGGGCTTGGACGGCTTCGCGCCTTTCACCTTCAAAAGACCCGGAGCCTTGGGCTTGCCGCCCATCGAGCCCGGACCCGTTCCTGATTTCTTTGCACCTCTAGGCATAGCCATTTGATCTCTCCTTCTTACGGGCCGCCAGCAATGCGGGTGCGTGGACCCGTATCTTTGGTGACGTTCGAACGGTCACCAGTAGCCCCTTGCCCTTGGGCCTGTTGGGGCTGATCTCCGCCCTGAGAATGACCAACTTGCCCTTGCTGCTGTGCAAGCATCGCAGCCTGCTTTTGCTGGGCGTCGAGTTCATCATCTGACGGTACGATCTCAGCTCCGGGCAGACCCAAACTTTCAGCAACTGGACGAAGAACCGCAGCGCGCCCTTTGGGCCCGATGATCTGCATGTCGATGGGGTTGGCTGTTGCAGTGAGGAACTCAAGCTGGCGGCTCCGTTGCGTTTCTTTCTGGATCGCCACGGCGACGCCCAGAACGCGGATGGTTTCCTCTCCGGTCAACAGGCCGCTCTCGTCTGTGAGCATAACCATATCGTAGAGGGCGTTGAGGAGAGGATCGAATACATCGCGGTCGATGTTCGCCGCGACGGTCTGGAGAATTTTAGAGGCGTTGCCCATGAGCATGGAGAGGCCGGACGCCGTGCGCCCGACCGCCCCAGCCTGTCCGCCCGTCAGGTAACGCGGAACCGCCGACAGCTCATCCGCGAGGTTCGTCATGCTGGTGTAGATCGACAGCAGCTCGTTCGCGTTTGAGTTCGGCTGGAAGAATGAGATCGGGGCCTGTCCGTTATTGCCCATTGGGTCGTTGGTAACGTGCCACCGTTTCCACGGAAAAAGTTCTTCCCCATCCTCATCGTCCGCGAGACGGTCGTCATTGACGATGACCTGCGGGCCAGAGGCGATGCTCATGTTGTTCACAAGAGCACGAAGCGTCGCGTTACTTACATCCTGAATATCCGCGAGGATGTCAGGCAAACCGTTACCGACCGGCGTGCCGGGCAGCTTCTCGAAACTCGTGACATAATACTGGTGACGCTTACGCGGGGAAGGGGCGAGCTGGACCTTGATGATGTATCGGCCAACCATCCAAGCCTGCACGAAATAGTCGCGCAGCGGGTCCGGTATTAGAGACGGGTCCATGCCGTATCCAAGCAGCATTTCACCCTGAACATTGCCTTGGAACTCAAGGCAGGAGATCATTCCAGACCGGTTCGTGTGCGGGTTTTCGCGGTTCTCGTAGACCGCGCGTTCGCTATCAGTCTGATCCCAATTATCGTGCAGGCCACCACGACCGTAGTCTTCCAATACAGATCGAACAGCTTCGTGGTTGTAGCCCGGTAGGTCGAGTAGATCATTCAGGTCGGCGCGAGTGAGGCGGCTGCGCTCGATGCAGTTGCCGTCCTCAATGTCTGTGATCCCCGGCGTCCAGTAGAGATCGAACGGGGACACCCGCTGCCAGAAAAGTTTCGGCGTATTCTTGGTGTTCGCCGCGCCACCTTCCCACGTCACCTGCGGGACGATCCGAACGACCGGCCCCTTGATGATGGCGTAGGGGAAGATGGTCAGATCGGTGATAAATTCCGCGAGGGCTTTATAGAAGTTGCCCTCCATCAGAATTTCTTCGAGTTTATCTTCGGCAATCTGCGCCTGCGAACCGGCTTTCTTTTTCGCTGCTTGGCGGGCCGCTTCGAGAAGCTGCGCCATACGGTCACGGATCGCGGGGGGCGGGACCGGCTGGCCGTTCATCTGGGCGTTCGCCAGCTCCGACTGAATGAGCTGCTGTATGGCGTCGTGAATTTCCGGGGGAACTTCCGGGTCCGGGTTAGGATCAAGCCCCCAAGACTTCTCAGAGCCGAGATACACGTCCCGTAAAAGCGAAGCCGCGCCACGAGCTTTGATGGCTGTGACGCGCGCATAGACTTTAGAGCCACCGAACCGCTCGATCTCGCGGAGTTGGTCTGGCGAATACTGCCCAGTGAAGGCCCGAAGGCTCTCCAGTAGACGGCCCGACCAACCGGACGCGCTGTCGCGGTGGTTGCGCATGATCTCATATTGAGTGGTCAGAAACCCAACGAGGCCGGAATAATCCGGCTCTGGATTTTCGGCAGCAACGCGCGCAGCTGCGTCCGCCTCTTCGGCGGCTAACATCTGGTCGTTCGTGACAACGCGCAGCAAATTGCCGCCGGGGATAGCCGTAACCATATCTTGAGGTTATAATGCAGTTACCTTCACAGGTAAATCCCTGAACACGGACTAAATATGGACACTCTCTTAGACACCCCAGCAGCCGAACGCCGCCTCCGCGACTTCGCCACGGCGATGGCGAAGCAGATCGAGCCGTTCCCCGCTATCTGCAAGTCGCTTGGCCTGACGGAAAAAGAGGCCGCGCTCCTTCAAGAACACCCGGTTTATCAGGCTTTTTACGAGAGCGAACTGGCCGAGTGGACTTCCGCGAAGAACGCCGCGATGCGCGCCGAGATCAAGTCCGCCCGCACCGTCGAGGAGCTTATTCCGACCGGATACGCGCTCGTTTTGGACCCGGAAGCACCCGCTAACTCTAGGGTCGAGATGTTCAAGGCGCTCGCCAAACTGGGTCGGGTCGGCGAACGCACCGCCACTACATCTGGTGGCGCAGTCGGCGAGACGGTGAAGATCGTCATCAACCTCGGACAGGACCAAAGGGTCGAGATTGAAAAACCCATGCCAGTGATTGAACACGAGGCTGCCACTTGACGTTACCTACGGGGCTAATTATCTCAATGCAGTTCACACACCTACAAAAGAGAACTGCATTGCCATATAAAAATCCAATGACCGAAGAACAACGTGAACGAGCGCGAGAAGCCACGCGCCGTTGGCGGGCAAATAACCCCGACAAATACAAAGAGTGCTACACAAAGCAGAACCGAAAAACTTTCGAGAAAGACCCAGAAGCATATCGCCAAAAACGACGTGATTACCGGGTGGCAAACTTTGAAAAGGTCCGTGAGAGACACGCGGCTTGGCGCAAAGAGAACCGAGTTCACATAAACGAATACCGCCGCAGGCAGCACTATAAATATAAGTATGGGATGACCATCGAGGATAAAGAAGCAATGCTGGCGGAGCAGGGCGGGGTCTGCGCCTGCTGCGGCTCAACTGAGCCGAGGGCCAAGTATGGATGGGCTGTGGACCACTGCCACACAACCGGGAAAGTGCGCGGCATTCTCTGCCACCACTGCAATGTCACGCTAGGCAAAGTGTCGGATAGCCCCGACCACTTAAAAAAGCTCATTGCTTATTTGGAGAAACACTGTGGCTGAAATCAATTATAAGGCTCCGCCGACAGTCGCCCGATTTATGCAAAGTCAGGCGTTCATCAGACTGATTGCGGGGCCGGTCGGTTCTTCGAAAACTACCGGCTGTATCTTTGAACTGCTGCGGTGGGCCTGCGAGCAGCCGCCGGCGGATGACGGCTTCCGATACACCCGGTTCGTCATCGTCCGGTCTACCTTGAAACAAATTCGAGATACGGTCTTGGCCGATATTACGCAGACATGGCTTGCGCCTATCAGCGATTACCGGGTCAGTGAGCAAAAAATCTACTGGCACTTTGGGGATGTCCGAAGCGAAATCCTGCTCTTGCCGCTCGAAACGCCAGAGGATCAGCGCAGGCTTCTAAGTCTCCAACTTTCAGGCGCTTGGATGAGTGAGTGCATCGAGATGCCGGCGGACTTGATTGCGCCCCTCTCTGGCCGTCTTGGCCGCTACCCATCGGGTACTTTAGGTGTCTGCAAGCGTCCGGGCCTCATCATGGATACCAACATGCCCAGCGAGATGTCGCCGTGGGCGAAGCTCATGCAAGACCCGCCACCGGACTTCGATGTGTTCATCCAACCGTCCGGCCTTGCAGATGATGCAGAGAACCTGGAGTGGCTTCTCCAGACCCCGGAGACGCGGCTGCTGTCGGTAGACGACCCGGAAGGGCTGGCGATCCGGCGCGCGCAAGGGCGAAAATACTACGAACGCTTTGTGGCGATGAACCCAGAGCCGTGGGTGAAAAGGTATGTAAGGGCCGAATATGGACCCGACCCATCAGGAACCGCAGTCTTCGGTGCATCTTTCAGTGTCGCCACTCATGTGGTCGATGAGTTGGAACCGGTGCCGGGACGGATGCTCGTCATCGGGCAGGACTTCGGTCGGTCGCCTTGTGGAATTATCACGCAGGTGAACAATAAGGGGCAGCTCCTTGTGCTGGAGGAGATCATGGCCGATGACATCGGCTTGGCCCAGCACATCAAGTCAAACCTCCGTCCGACCCTGATGCAGGACCGCTACATCGGGATGCAGGCTATCATTATCGGCGATCCCGCCGGCGCGGCCAAATCCACTTTGTTCGAGGTATCCGAGTTCGACATCCTCCGGCAGGAGGGGTTCGCGGCAATGAAGGCCGTGACGAACGACATTGAGCGCCGGATCGGAGCAGTGGAGAAGTTCCTCCTCGGCTCAGTGTATGGAGAGCCTCTGTTCCTCATCGACCGGAACCGGTGCCCGCAGCTAGTTCAGGCGCTCGCAGGCGAGTATCGCTACGGCTATAACAAAGCCGGACAGAGAAAACCGACGCCAGATAAGAACGACGCGAGCCATATTTCGGACGCCTTGCAATACGCCTGCCTCGCGTCTGAGACAAATACTCACTCATACATTCAGGGCAGGGTGCTGCGAAAGCCGAACCGGCCGCGCAGGGAGCGGTTCAGCTCGCTCGCTTGGACGTAGGGTTGCTCTTACGTTTTCCGTAAACTATAAGCCGCCTCACGCGTAGTGAGGATGGAGCTGCAACCGGCGGATGTAACCGGGGCGGAGCCATCCTCACTCTTTTTTGAAGACCCCTACGCCAGCCTCCGCAAACATTGTCCGCGCAGCTTCGAACTCTTGCTCCGGCATTGATGTCGAGCCGGGGCCAACCACGAGATGCGACACCCCGGCTTGTATGAGCGTCCGTGCGCATGAGGAGCAGGGGTAGTGCGTCACGAAGACCGTGCAGCCCTTCGTCCTGATCCCTTCACGGGCGGCGAAAGCGATGAGGTTCGCCTCGGCGTGGCTGGCGAACAGATACTTGGTCGGGCGCTCGCGCCGTTCTTCGCTATCCCTGACGCCGCGCGGCGGGCCGTTAAAAGCGGTTAAGCGCACCTCGCGTTCAGGGCCGACCAGCGCCGCACCGACTTGGGTGGTGTCTTTGGACTTAGTCGCCGCGTGGGCCGCGAAGCCGTAGAGATAGTCGGACCAATTCACTCGGTCTCTCCCAGATAAGCGGCGCGGGCAGAACCCATCCACGGTTTAGAAATTGCCTTTTTCAGTTCTTCGTTCTCCGCTTCCAACTCCGC